TACAAGTATATTCATCATATACAGCTTTAGAATAATAATCTCCATTTTGAATACCTGCTGATGTAGTTTTACCAGTAGCTACTAAAGCTGAATTACTTGCTTTATAATAATTAGTTATTCCTAAACCACTTGATAATTCTACTAATGCTACATTACTTGTAAGAGGTATATTATAATTACCAAATTTAGTGTAAGTATCAAGAGCTGTAGAATCTACAAGTACAATATCCATATCTGGATTATTAGTAACAGGTAAACCTAAATCATTTGTTACTGTTGCATCATTACCTAAATCATATCCGTATACAATTAAATTGTTTTCGTACGTATTAGCACTACTTCCAACTTTAGCAACTTTAATATAAAGATTATTAGGTAAATCATATTGAGTAGATGGAATTTCTATTAATAATTGACCAGTATCTTGAACAGTTAAAGTAACTGTAATACTCCCAACTATAGTAGTTGTAACAACTACAGAAGGATTTGCACCTCCTACTGCAAATACACCATTATGTATTTCAGTACCATTAACAGCTAGTGCTATAGTTAATGTTGAGAAATTAGTAATAAGAAAGGGGGCCTGTCCACATACTAGGCCAGTCCCCCCGTCTTTACTAACCTCATATATTTTGAAACGATATTTCATATTAATGAGGTTATAAGATTATTAATTATTAGAATCAGTAGAAGAACCAGAACTAGATTCGGCTCCTTTCAGTACAACAGCAAGAATACCAGTTAAAACATCTTCAATACCAGTAGTTGCAGTGGTTCCCGTAGGATAAGCAAGAACTGTATCTTTCGTAGCTACATTCATTACTTTACCTGCTTTACGAGCCTCGCTAGCATCTTGGAAAATAAACATTTCAAATCCAGTAATACCACTTGCAGCAACTTCATCTTGACGACTCCACCAATATTGTTGTTGACCAGCAAAATTAGATTTACCTAAAAGAATATCACTTTCAGTTTGAAGTTCAAGTAGCTGAGAAACATTACCACGACCAGGATTGAAAATAACAGAACCGTTAGTTCCATCTTTCCAAATAGTAGCAGATTCGATAATTTCAGTAACACCCACAACAAACGTAGTTGCAAACAACTTAGCTGTTAAGATAATACCCACAGTACCTTGAGCACTAGCTACTACAATTGAAGTTGGATCTGCGTTAATAGCTGCAATTAAAGCGGCATTCAACGTAGCTGCTGTACTAGCAGCAGTAACTTCAGCGTAATATCGTTTAGTCAAATTAACACGATAATCAGCAGTTGTAGTATCAGTGATAACTAGTTCAGCAACTGTACCAGGTACCAAAGTGGTAGGGTAGTTCATATCACCGTTGGTGGTAGAACTTTTTCCTACAACTACTACTTGTTTTACAGCAGCAACGTAACCTTGCTTAGTAGCGTTATACGCTTCACGATCAATAGGCGCACTTAAACGAACACCGTTACCGTCGTTAATCGCAATACGAAATTGACTAACATTTTTAAGACTTGCAGCTGTAGTAGCTGCTAAAATGATACTACCATTATCAGCAAAAAGAGCAATACCGCCAACGACGAGATCATCAATTTCACCTAAATTTGCAATAGTACCACCTCCTTGCTTAGCTCCGTAAAGTACATCACGTGCTACAAACAATTCAACAGGATACATATATTATATGTTTATTCAGTTATTAAAAAATTTTCAGTTAAAATAGGAGTGTTACCAGCAGAAATTCTACCAGCAACACTCGCTACAGCAGCATCTACAATCTGTCTACAAATATTGTAACGTTGACCAGTTCTACTTCCTAATTCGCAATCTATACTTAAAGAATTACTCATTAATCTAGGAGATTTAACATAAGTTATATTAACACTACTAACGCTAAAATTTGAATAGTAAACCTTAATTATACCATCTTCTATTACACACACTGGCGAATCAGGTCTAGTTCTACTAAAATAATTACCTAATAGACGATGAAGAAACTCATGATTAAGTAACCTTGCATCAACCTCTTTACTATCATTAGCAACTTGTGCTTTATTAATAGTAGTAGCTGAAAAAGTAAAGGTTGTCGTAAACGTATTACCAGTACTATTAGTACTAGTAATGGTGATAGTTATATTATCATAATAACCAACAACAGCAGTTTTATTAGGGGTGTGAAAATCCCCAATAGATTCCCAAGCAGCTATAAGCTGACCTGGTTTATAACTACTTAGTTTATTTATAACTAAAGCCGTTAAAAAAGGAATTTCACTTTGTCCTAAAACTTTTGTTGTATAATCGGCTTTATCAAACAATAAAAAACTATCACCATTAGTACTAATTGTAAGTTGATAAGTAGCTACAGATGTTTGAGTTGAATTAATTAAATTAATTCCTAAACTTGATAATGATTGTTCTACAATAACTTTAGGAGAACAAGACACTACAGGTCTTTCACTAACTAGTTTAAAATAATTACTAGGAAGAAATGCACTTACATACCCCACATTCTCTATTACTGGGAGAGAGGTTGTAGTTATTAAACTTTCAATATCGTCATAACGTTTTTGAGTACTTTCAAATCCTTCTTGTTTTCTATTACTTTTAGGATCAGAACGATACTCAATAAACTTAAACATATGTTCATTTAATACCCAATCAATTTCTTCTTTAGTAAAATCACCAAAAGTATAAGCATACACTTCTTGCAGTTTTAACTGAAAGTCGATGTGCATTTCTTGTATAGTCATTACCTACTAATTTTAAGTGAGTTTTGTAGTTCAGCTTTAGTTACACTATTACCAGCTTGGTTAAGCCATCCGATAGCTTCTGAAAAACTATTACCAATAACTTCATCTTTATACATAATCATTTGACTATTCAAAGGTCGACGCAGTAAAGCCGCATTAATACATCGTTGAATAAAAGCTTTATCTTGTAAATTTTCATCATTAGCAAACTCTAAAAACTTAGCAGGTTCGCTATCTTGAAGTTCAGCAAGCATTAACTTTTTATCTCCATCATTAAGAGGCAATTCTTTATTAAACATAATAATAATAGATTCAGCACGTTGAGGTGTTTTATCTAGTTTTAGACGAGCAATAAAGGCAGCATCGGTAAGTTGTTGTTTAGTTAATTTCAGTTTAACATCTTCTTCTTTAGTCCAAAGATAAAAACGAATTTTAGGAGATTTATTAACATCTTCTACCGTATTAGCAACATCCCCGTAAATTAAACAATACTTATAAAGTATGTAATGCACAGCATTAGCTGGAGTTCCAACATGACCTTCATGTTCAATAACTAAATTACAATTTAGTTCTAATCCTTCTAAAGGAACAGGAACAGAAATATCATGCCAATAATTATTTAAATATTTATCCCAATCTTGGTGAGTAGGCGCAATACCTAAAATAATAGGAAACCACGCTTTTTCTTCTTCACGCGTTAAAGCTCGACGGCCAAGCGGTAAAGTACTACCATGACCAGCAAAAGCTCCTCCAATCTTTTGAATATAAAATTCAGCTGTATTACCAAGGGTGTTTATTTCAGGAAGTACAGTTGTTGTTCGTTTAGGTTTAATTGTAACAGATTTACGAACAGTATATGGGAAGTTATTAAACTCTGGTATTGTAACTGGTGAAGCAGTGGCGGCACCTTAGATGGTTTATCGCCACTGCTTACTGTATCATTAATTGTAGACATATTGTTAATCTTTATTTTATATTAATTTATAGATTATTTAGTTACTTACCCAATAGAAGGAAGCAAAGAAAAACTATGAGTATCACGCATCATTTGAATACCAGCGGTACAAAGATAGTGAACACTAGTTTCATCTTGTTCAGTTGCTAAGTTTAAATAACCAGATTTTTGCATTCCTTTAAAGTCACCATAAGTAGATTCATTCAAGATAGTCATACCTTGTTGAATACCACGAACTTCCATACGACCTTTTTGATAGACCATTTGTACGTTAGGTACACCGTCATAACGAGATTGATCAATGAAATACATTTCGTAACTAGAAATAGGCAAACCACTTACAGGATGAATACCACTTGCATCAGCATAACCACCCAAGTTCAACATGGGAAGAGTTTTGATAGTAACAAAGTGACCATCAATATGCTTATAAGAAGTAAAGTAACCACCAAGTTGTAAGTTACCACCTGCACTACGTACAAATTTATCACCTACACCTTCAGCTACCAGTTTAAAGATATTGCTATCTTTGAAAGCTGCGTCAAATTCATCCTTGCCGCCAGTACCAGTATACAGGATAATATCCATAGCTCCGGTATCAGGAGCACCACGGAATACATCACTAATAATGCTACGAACTTTCTTCTCCGTAAGGGTAGAATAAGTATCACTATTAACAATCTGCTGAAGCAAACCAGCACCCGTAGGAATAATTTGATTTAAACGGCTATCACGTAAAGGGTTACTACCGTCAGCATTACGTGAATAACGTGATACCCACAATTGCTCTTCCTTATACTGGCGCCAGTTCAACATATGCTGAAAGTTTTCCCAATCAATATAAAGGCTACTGGATTTACCACCACCGTTATACAATTGAAACTCTACAGTTTTGTTAGCAATATTACCAGCATAATGATAAGATTCACGCAAAATACCAATTTGGTTTTTACGTTTACCGGGATTCTGTACAGGATTACTATTACCAATAGACCGGCTTTCAGTAACAGTACTACCACCTACGCGAGCCCAAACAGCGCCAGGTTCAAAGTCACTATCAGGTAGAGTAAAATCAGCATTAGGTTCAAAGTGATTCAATTCATACCGATAACCTCCACTAACTTTAATAGGTTCAGCAGATACACGAACTTGTGTACCACTACGACTACGGAGTGAAGATTGGAAAGGAAACCAAGCACTAGGAAATACTACAAAAATAGGAGTAAAGTTAACTCCTTTTGCAACTCCAGCAGGGCCATCATAACGAACAAGACGTTCGCTACGCTTAGGTTTAGTAATTACAGGATACTCGTATTGAATATCATTAATTGCATTCTCCTTAGTTCCGCCCATCTGACCTTCAGTTAATGAAAGCAGAGGAAAATTAGAACTCCAACCACCCATAAGAGCAGTAATAACAGGAGTTAGTTGATCAGGTTTAGACATCAAAGCTCGATCAAGTCGATTTTGATCACTAATACCACTTGCATCAAAAGTCTCATTATGGACTACAATGCGAGATTGAAAATCAGACATACGTTTAAGTTTAATTTTAAAATAAAAAAATCAATTATGCTAAATTACCAAGAGTGTAGTCACCTCCTTCGGCACCAGAACTTTTAATAACTTTACGTGAACCTGCTGTAGGAGTAAGAACAGCTTTACGTTTACGCAAATCATTAACTTGTTTTTGATTGACTTTAAGACTAACTAAATCTTCTAAAGATAAATCTTTATATAAAAGATAATCAATCATAAGTTTCTTATCAGTAGGTAGTTCATTGTATTTTTTAGAAACTCCAACTACACCATCTTTATTAGGTACAGCAATAAACTTTAAGAAATCATTCTTATCCTTTTCAGGAATAGTAATATCTCCAAGATTACCTGTATTAATTGTTTGTTTAACACCATCCCAATACTGAGCTGTATTAGCTTCTTTTACGCGAATAGCTTCTTGATTAGCAGCTTTACGAGCATTCTCAGTAGTAATCTGGTGTTGTTTTAATCTTTCTAAAGCAGATTTAGATTTTTCTTCTAATTTACCAGAATCTTCAAATAACTTAATAGCTTCTTCTGCATCTTCTGCAGTAAGATTGCCAACGTTGGTATAATAATTTCTAATTAAATTACGTTGTGTTCCAACATCATCTTTACTAAAAGTCATTTTAGTATAATCGGTAGTTTCTACTTTACTTTTAAAAAAGTCTTCAGGACTTTTTCCTGCTTTAAGGTGATTAACAATTTCTTCAACAATAGGAAAGGTAGTAAGAAGTTTAGTTTCATACTCATCAATCATACGTTCACCAATAGTAGTTGCTAATGCAAATACACCGTCTGGCGTATTTTCAAACTCCATAGGATTACCATCCTCATCGACTAGGTCATAACCTTTTTCTTTAGCTATATTAAGAACAGGACTAAGATTGTCTTCTTTCCCAGTAAAAGAAATGGTTCCCTCTGCGTCAACTTCATACTCTCCTTTTTTAGCTACAACTTTACCATCTTTATCTAAAAGATCACCAGCAGTATTTTGAGAATATTCTTCAACAATCTCTTCTTCTGCAGGATCAGTAACAACAGTTTCTACAGGTTTAGTGTCTGTAGTAATTGGCGTTGTAGGTTCACCGTCTGGATTAGCTTTAGTATCTTTATTATCCAGTTGTGAAGGGGGAGTACCTCCGGCACTAAAAACATTACCAATAGTGATGTTTCCAAAATCAGCATTACCTTCATTCCCTACGTTAGTATCCGTTTCTGTGGGCATAATTAAATTAATTTAGTGTTACAATAATAAGGATAACTTTTAGTTATCATGTTTATTTTTATTTTCTTTTGCTACTGCTAACGATGTATTGACCTTTTGCCGCGCTAAGTCTTCCTTAGCTAAAGACGCTCTTTTTTGTTCTTGTAGTTGTTCTCTAGCTAATTGTCTTTGGTAAGCTCTTGCCATTATTTCATCAGATTCTGGTATACCGTCACCGTCAGCATCTCCAGCTGCAGCATTAAAACTATCAGCTGTAATTTTTGCCACTTCAATTCGACTATCTGCTGCAATATTTGCAATATCAAGTTTAACTTGATTAGAATCAGCTGTCATTTTGTTAGCGCTATCAGCAATATAACGTTGAGTTTCATTTTGTTGTTCTTGCTGATCTGCCACTAACTTCTGTTGTATTTGTTCTCCTTTTTCCATCAACTCCTCAATCTTAGCTAAATTATTACTTTTAATAACTTTAGTAACAATACTACCAGGAGTACCATTCTGAGCCATAGGTTGAAGTAATACATTTTTTAAGAATTGAACGTTATCATATTCTTCAATAGAAGAAGTAGAAAAAACACCATATTCAGTAGTAGCGTGATCTTCCGCATTAATATCATAAAATACTTGACTTCCAGTACTAGTAATGTAACTACCTTTTTTACCTTCTGCCCAAGCATATTTACTGTAATCAATTAAACCATTTGCTTCTTGATCTAAGAAACAATCAAATTGAAAGTTTAATTCTTTAGTACTAACACTACTACGATAAACTGCTTGTTGTGTAGTTCCTTTACCAGCACTAGAACTTATGTCTCCATAACGTTGATTATTCATACCAATGCTATCCCACCACTCTTGTCGAATACCTTGCATAAACTCCCACATCTGCCCCATGTACTGACTTAAACTCATATCAATACTTTTCATAGCTTGCATAGCAGCCATAGCTTTTTCGCTAGTTTCATCAAAGAATGCTAAACTAAAAGCATGAACTTGATACATCCAAGTATCAACAGTCCAACCTTTATCTTTAGGTATAAGACCTAATGGAAATAGCATCAGTTTATCTTTATTCTTAGCTAGTGTAAGTTCAAACCTATAATGAAATATATTATATAGTTCTTGGTAACTAATTCCTTTTTTAACAATACTGTCAATAATAGAAGGATCGTAACCAAAATAAGTACCATTAAGTGGTAACTTACAAATTGAACTATTATTAATCATATTTCTTTGTACAGGAATAGGGCCATACTCTAAAAATATAGCTCCAGCAAAACCTTCGCTATCTCCGGTTAATTCATTTAAATTAGCGTTAGTTCCAAATGTAGTATTAGTACTAGTTAAGCCTTCAGCTATAACTATCATTTGCCATACTTCATTCTCCGGTATCCATTCAATATTTACTTCTCCAGCCATTGGATCAGGACGATATTCATCATCAACAATAGCTGTATCAGGTAAACCTTTCTCATTTATAAAAGTAAGAATACCACGTTTAGCGATAGATTTCCAATTAATATATTGAACATCTAACATTGCTGTATTTTCTAAACCATAACGATCACCAGACGGAGTATAAACAAATTCACCATTACGAACAACAGCACCTGAAGTAGGAAGTCTTTGACTACCCATTCTGGTTTCTAATTGTTTAATAATACCTTTACCGTAACGCTCTATTAATTGAGGTCCCCAATTATCTATAATACTAGCTAAAGACCATTGCTTAGTAACAATACTAGCTTGAGCATCTTCTGCATATCTACTATCGTCATTCCAACCAATTACAGTTACATCTTTAGGATCAAGTATACTATACTGAACATCATCATAATTAATGCCTTTCATCGCATAAACTCTACCAAAGACTAACCAATAGTAAAATGCTTTTTGATACTTCTCTTTTAATAATAGTTGTGATTTTAAAAGCTCAAGACTTTCACTACCATACTTAGCTCGTTTCTTAGTATAATTAAGAATAAATTCATCCTCTAAGTCTTTCATACCTGGTATCTCTTTTGAGTCCATACCAGTATCCATACCTAGACTATTTAATTCGTTAATAAATTGTTGCTGTAAAATTCCTTCAAAGAATTGACTACGAGCTACTTTAAATTCATTAACTACTTCCTCATTCTTAGCGTATACTTGTTGTGTATCTGGTCGTTCAAGACGTTCTCCAATATAACGTTCAAGAATAGGTTTGATAATATCATAATTCCTAATTCTTGCTGGATAGCGTTTATAATCAGGATTATCTGTATTAAAAGGATTTTCAATATATTTGTACTTGTTAGTACTAATCTTTCCTTCAGCTACAGATTCTAGTTCTTGAAAAATATCAATATCTGCTATATGAGGTGAAGCTTGTTGTGACCAGTAATTATAATTAGCTATAATCCAATCTGGTACTTTTTTATGTGGGGCTATTTTTAATTTCTCACTTAGAGAAATATACTGACTAGGATAACCATTCATTACATTATTAGTTTTAATTATTTAGTAACTTTAAAAATGAGCACGCGTAAAGAAATCATCTACTTCTTTAAATGTATCTTCAGTTTCTGTTTCTCTTTCTTCTATTTCTCTAATCATAAATTGACCTACAATACAAGCAGAAACACAATCAAAGTTACCATCTTTATTCCATCGTAATAACTCTTTCAATAAACGTTTACAGTATATATACTCTATAAACGTAGTTTCAATATTAGTTTCTTGATTTTTACTAAATACTGAACTAAGCATATCTTTAAGCATACGAGCACCTTCCGCTTTACGTCTAAAGTTTTTACCAATAGATAAACCATAATTTCTACCTGTCTTACCACTAAGTTCTTTAAGTGTTAACATTTCAGGTTCTTCCATTAAATAACGTAAAGCTTTATGATGTTTAAAATAAGGATAAACATCACCTCGGTCATTCTCAAAAAGTAAACCATCTATTGTATTATAATACTTACATAAAAGTAAAAGTTGAGAGTTATAACCATCAGTTGTATCAGGTCTACCAATCCAACTAGCTACTATACGATCACCTTTACTCGGAGTAAATCCGTTTGCTTTTTCATATACATAAGCAACACCAAGAGAATCTTTAATAGTAATTTGAGTACTATCTTTATCAGTTGCATACGGATCATGCCAAATATAGTATAATCCTTTGGGTACAACTGAATTTACTTTCCCAGTAAAAGAGAATGGATCATGAGGATCAACATAAGATATAGTATGTGGACTAAACCATTCAACTACACAACCATGCATATCCATATCTCTACTTAAAGCTTCAGGTGTATCGTTAATTGGTAGATGATAAGGTTTACCTTGTAGTTTTAATTCTTCGTTTGTAATTAAACGAATACCACTAGTTGTTTCTTCTAATCTTCCACAACGACCAATTGATTTAAGTACAGGGTCTATATCTAAACGATCAACTTGCATTTGTAGTCTGCCCGCTAAAGCAGAAAAGATATTATCACCTTGTCTGTTCAAAGCTTCAGCAGGAGTAGTAGCTCTTTCAGCAGACCATTGCTGGAATTGACTAGCAGTTTTACTATTACGTGCTCTTTCTGTTTTACGTAAATGGAATTGTTTACCGGCTTCTATATCTGTATTACCATCTTTATCATAAACTAGATTTTGAAGTTGACCAAAGAATAAAGCAGCTTCTGTACCTTCTTTATTAATATCCCAAATATTATCAAACGGTAAAGCTTCAAAACTAATAGGTTTATAAAAAGCACTACGAAGTGGACCATAATCTCCATCTTTACTACCAGCAGTACCCCAATAAGTGCTATGTCCAAGTTTGTATCCTCCAGCTTCAGCTGCCGAATATGCAATTTCTCTTGTTTGTTGTAGATTAGGAAACGTACCTGTTTCTTCCCATTTAATCTTTTTAGCCATTTTACCACGTAAACAATCTGGATTATCCATAGCAGAAAAACAAGTAATACTACTTAGGAAACCATACTCTTCTTGATCGCCAGTAAATGTAAATCCAAACTTAATATGATCTTTAGTTTTACTAAGTGTACGTTTACGCCAGTCTGTATATTTTTGTTCAAAGTTAAAATACTGTTGAACTAACGAAAAAAGACCACCAGAAGCTGTAAGATATTTCATATCATAAGCTACTAAAAAGATACTAATAAAAGGATTCATGTAAACTTCATCCCAAGCATCCCACGCACCTATATAACTAAAACCTTTACGTCGGGCTTTAACTACAACCATATCTAATCCAATACGTTCACTAAAATCTTGAGCAACCCAATAATGAAAGTGACCATCCCAGAAATCCATAAAGTCATGTGTAATATCAGCAGTTTCGTTTACTTTGATTTTACTAAATAGTTGTTCCATTTCTTCATCAATCCCTAGTCTTTTACGTTGATCTAACGTAGCAGTATTAGCATCTAATATAGTTAGATCATCAGGATCAGCAGTACGAAGAATGGGTCCGAAATTCATAAGACCTACCATTTTACCAGGAATCCAAAGAGGTTGCAAATCTTTATCTGAATTACCTCCAGATTTATCTAATTTACAATTAACTACCATTCCATGTTTACGTCGATATTCCCATCTATCCCACCACCTCGAAAAAGCAATAGGATCAGTTTTAGGATCAATATCATTGTAAATACCGTATTTTTGAAAATGCCTACTTGCTTCTTTAATTATATCGGTATTAGCAAAAGTAATATCTTCAGTACGATAAAGCCCAGTCTTTTCAAAGTTATTAGCTACCCACCTAAAAGAATGTGCTGGATTATTATTCGCTTTCTCTTCTTCAAGCGTAGTACTAAAAGGATTCATAACATCGTTTCTAATTTAATATTTTATAATAGTTTTATTTCTTATTACACTAGGTACAAAAAAAGCCCGACAGTTAGACCGCCGGGCTGAAATATACCAAATCCTCACATCCAATTCCTT